GGTACAAAGCTAGACGGCATTGAGAGTGGTGCTACTGCAGATCAGACTGCTAGTGAGATACTTACTGCTATTAAGACAGTAGACGGCTCTGGTTCTGGCTTAGATGCTGATACCGTTGACGGTGTTCACGAAAGCACGTTCATGCGTAAGAGTGCTAACTCTAACTTGGACATGAATAACAACAACATTGTTGATGTTGAAGATATTTACCTACAAGACCGCATTTACCATGATGGCGACACTACTACATATATCCAATTTAACCTCTTGAACACTTGGCGTGTCGTTACAGGTGGATCAACACGTCTTACGGTAAATAACAGTGCTGTTGCGGCATCTGTAGAACTCAGAAGCACTGGCAACGTAATAGCATACTACTCAGACGAACGCCTAAAGACTAAGGTTGGTGTTATTGAGAATGCAGTAGAAAAAGTCAAATCACTTGATGCTTTCTACTATGTTGAAAATGATTTAGCTAAAAGTTTTGGGTATAATAATGATAAGAAACAGGTTGCCTTATCTGCTCAGGGTGTTCAAAAAGTATTACCAGAAGCTGTTACTTTAGCGCCATTCGACATGGAGGATAATCCCGAAACGGGAGAGACCTTCTCTAAGTCTGGTGAAAACTACTTAACCGTTGATTACGCTAAGATGGTTCCCCTTCTGGTGCAGGCTATCAAAGAGCAGCAGGAACAGATTGATAGATTAAAATTAGAACTATCAGAAATGAGAGATCAATAATATGGCTTTACAAACATCAGGTCAAATATCACTCAATGACGTTAATGTGGAGCTTGGAAACAGTGGTACGGCTCAGATTGACATGAACAGCGCGGCGGTTCGTGGGTTGTTTGGAATTGCGTCAGGCGAGATAGGAATGGCTGACGGCTATGGGAAGGCAAATACCTTTTCGTTTGTCATATCATCTAGCACTCAAGAAGCTAATCTTAGTACACTTGCCACAGCGGCGGGTTGGGATGGCTCTACTTCTGTAGATGTTACAATAAATTCCAGTGTGTACCTTTGGTCTGACGATACTGCTAATCCGGGACTTCTGGTAAACATACCTTGTACAATTACAAACTATGGCAAAATAATTGGCAGAGGCGGCAATGGCGCTTCTCAGGGTGAAGCCGGTGGTGCTGCCTTATCCGTTACAAGCTCTGGTGTTTCTATTACGAACGCCTCCGGGGCTTATATTGCTGGCGGCGGTGGTGGCGGTGGTGGTACATATAGAGCATATAGTCAAAACATCTTTAGGGCGGGTGGCGGCGGCGGTGCTGGTGGCGGTGTCGGTGATGGTACATATAGACGAAACGATACATACTACTGGGTGATAGATGTTCCAAGTGGAAACGGTGGCGCTATTGGCCTAGCAGGTGGAGACCAGAGTCGCGTTCTAAGACGCTACAGAAGGTCCAATAATGCTAATATGGGAACATCAACTGGAGCCGATGCTGGTAAAGGTGGCGGTGCTGGTGGCGGCGGCGGCACTGGTGATCTCAACAACTATAGTGGCGGCGGTGGCGGCGGTCGTATCCTACCCGGTACTGGCGGCGCTGGTTCTGCTGGCGGTGGCGGTGCTGGTGGTTCTGCTGGTGCCGCAGGTACAAATGGCGAAACACAAACCAGCAACTTCAATGGTGCAGCTGGCGGAGGCGGTGGCTGGGGTGCTGCTGGCGGTAATGGCGGCACAGCGGGATTTGTCGGTGGCGCTGGCGGTGCAGCCATTACTAACACCACTTCTTACTCGCTATCAAATAGCGGAACTATCTACGGAGCAACATAATGTCAAACACATGGACCTATGGAAATAATAACTATTCAAGTGAGGATTTAGTTGATGCCGCTGTTTTGGATATGAAATCACGTCTTGAGAATAATCCTACAGATTGGGTTATTGTTAAAGAGCTTGCTGGTAATGTGAGTGACGGGTGGATTATTCCCACAGATGCACTTACAGACAACGAGATAAACAACTTGGACGTTACAAAACATTACAGCGTGTCTGCTATTATAACCGCAGATACTGATTTGGGACTAACCTCAGAGGAGGCCGTGGCAAAGATTGCCACACATAGAAATGCGTATAGCAATTTTAAGGCTGTAAATACTATCTTTAAGCTGCAAACGTATGCCCCAACTAATGTCGATATGTCGGTTTATACGTCCAGCTAATAACTTAAAGGAGAATAAAATGGAAAAGAAACAAACACAATCCATTACTATTAACGACAAAGAATACACTGCAGACCAACTTACTGATAAGCAAAAGATGATAATTAGCCACTTATCTGACTTAGACCGTAAGATTGGTTCTACTAGATTTAACTTAGATCAATTACAAGTTGGTCGAGATACCTTTGCTAAAATGCTGGAGGAAGATTTAGAGGTTCCTGAAGCAGAAGAGGTATAGTCCCTTATTAAAAGGAGAAACCTAAAATGGCTATTCAAAATAACATCAAAGAATGCAACAGCCGTTTAACAATTCTCTAAGTTCCTTATAGGGGGGTCTTCGGATCCCCCTTCGGATTAATTAACACATAACAATATCACGAGGATATACATGCGCAACATTACTTATGAGGGTCCATCTACTCCCTTGTCTCAAGAATTAGATGAAATGAAGTACAGACAAAAGGGAGAGACCTTTGATGGTAAAGTTAAGCGCATTGCACGATCATTGTGTGATAGTGTGGAACACCAATGGATTCTAGAAGACATCATTGGTCTACAACGATTCCTCCCAGCTGGTAGGGTACAGTCTGCGATGGGTGCAGGTAAGCTTGTTACTGCTTACAACTGTTTTGTATCAGGTGATATTAAAGATAGTATGGATTCTATTATGGATCGTGCTAAAGAAGCAGCAGAAACAATGCGAAGAGGAGGTGGTATAGGTTATGATTTCTCTAAAGTACGCCCTAGAGGTACTCAAATCAAGTCATTGGAGAGCCAAGCCAGTGGGCCTATCTCTTTTATGTCTATCTTTGACGCAGTATGTCAAACAATTAGTAGTTCCGGTCATAGGCGCGGGGCGCAAATGGGCGTACTCCGTATTGACCATCCGGATATCGTTGATTTCATTACTGCTAAACGTAATTCTGATAAGCTTACTGGTTTCAACATATCGCTAGGAATTACTGATAAGTTTATGGAAGCTCTTACTAAAGAAGATGACAGTTTTGATTTAGTGTTTGATGGCATTGTACATGAAACAGTCTCTGCAAAGGAAATCTGGGATTTAGCAATGGAGTCTACATGGGATTGGGCTGAGCCTGGTGTTCTATTTGTTGATCGTATTCAAGAGATGAATAATCTATACTACTGTGAGGACATTAGTGCTACTAACCCATGTGGTGAACAGCCCTTGCCTCCTTATGGTGCTTGCTTACTAGGCTCTTTTAACTGCACTAAATACACAATTAAAAATAAAAATGGTAAATACACATTCGACTTTGCTCAATTTAAAGAAGACATCCCACACGTTGTTCGTGCTATGGATAACGTTGTTGATCGTACTATCTACCCACTTCGGGAGCAAGAAGATGAAGCAAAGAATAAGCGGAGAATGGGACTCGGCGTTACAGGTCTTGCTAATGCAGGCGAGATGCTTGGATTCGAGTATGGTTCTAAGCCGTTCCTGCGATGGATGGAAAAAGTCTTTGCATGTCTTAGAGACAACACTTACTACGCCTCAGCAAAACTTGCAGAAGAAAAAGGAGCATTCCCCCTGTATCGTGAAGATTACCTAAAGGGTAACTTCATCCGTACACTTCCAGCATTTGTACAAAAGGAGATCCGAAAGCATGGTATTAGGAACAGTCACCTCACGTCTATTGCACCTACTGGGACAATCTCCCTTGTGGCGGATAACATCAGTGGTGGAATCGAACCAGTCTTTTCACATTCATATGAGCGTACCATCCAGACTTTTGACGGTCCACGCTATGAGGACGTTAAGGACTACGCCTTTGCACGAGGAGTTGAAGGACGAAAGGCAGATGACATTTCAGTTCATGAACACTTAGCTGTCCTTACTTTGGCTCAACACTACGTTGACAGTGCTTGCTCTAAAACTTGTAATGTGGGAGATGATGTTAGTTACGATGATTTCAAACGTGTTTACGAAACGGCATGGAAAGAGGGAGCCAAGGGCTGTACCACATTTAGGATCTCTGGAAAACGCTACGGAATCTTCAATGAGACCGTGGAAAAAGAAACGGAGATTGAGGGCCAGGTTGAAGGTATTACAGAGACGGACGGAGCGAAAGCGGAGGCGTGTTTTTTTGACCCGAATACTGGGCAGCGCGAGTGCTCGTGAGTTATTAGATTAAAATAGGAGGTAGCGATGCCACAACAGATTATACCAATCACAGATCTAGCATCAGCAGGTCTTGTGCAAGATACTCCTGCAGTATCGCTACCACCTAATGTCTTTTCAGATGTACACAATGTTCGCTTTAGGGATGGGGCTGTTAAACGGTTCCCATCTGATGTTGATAAGCTAACATCACTTACAAACGTTGTGTACGTTGCGTACTGGCCTTCAACACTTGGAGATCGATATGTAGTTATTACAGACAACGGATCTAATACAGTGTTCACAGTATACAACGATAGTTTCTCTGTTGTATCAGCACAAGGTGGTACTAACACTGGGGTAACTGGTGGTAGCTGGCAACATACTTTGTTTAATGGTGGTTATCATATTATTTTTAACAATGGTAACTCTACACCTGTCTTCTTGCAAGATGATGTGGTGGGTGTTACACCTTTACCTGGATGGGATTCCTATGCAGTTGAGGAAGAGATTACTTCTTTTGAACATGATGGTTCTTCTGGATCTACTGAGATCAAGAACACGGTGCTGGTAAATCCAGGTGCGGGTAATACCATCTCAATTAAGATAACTGCAATACCTCGGAACACATCTAGCCCAATCCACACAGAGACAGTCACTGTTGACTCATCCGGAGTTGTATCACCAGATGCCACATTGGCAGACATTGGAACGATTACACAAGTTGACTTTAGTAATAATAAATTCTTCTTTGTACCTGAGACATCTTCAGGAGGTGCTGTATATAAGGTGTCTGTAACTACTATCCCAATCACAGCAGTAACAGCAGGTGTTGTAAGGTCTTATGGAAACCTCTTAGTTGCAGGTAACCTAAAAGAAACGGGTGGTCGTACACTCACAGGCACCATACGTACCTCTGATGTTGCTGGGCCAGGTGCTATTCCTGAGAATTGGAACCCCTTTAAGAATGGTGCTAATACAGCAGATGAGTTTATCTTAGCAGCTACAGGAACTATTAAAGACATGGAGGAGCTTCAAGGAGTTCTCTATGTATACACAGATTCTTCTATACACTCTGTTCAACAAACCGGATCACCTTTCGTACCATTCCAAATATCACCAGTAACAAATAACTATGGAGTTAATAATACAGGTGGTGTTATAGAGGTAGATGGTAAACATATTGTATATGGAAGTAACGACTGCTACGTATTCAGTGGTCATCCAGGATCCATATCTTCAATAGCTGATGGTAGGGTTAGGGGTTTCTTTAGGAATAACACTAATATTAAAGCTGTTAGATTTAATAAATATGATGAGGTTTGGTTCTGGTCTAGTACAACTGTGTATGTGTGGAACTATCGTAATAATGTGTGGACTAAACGAGACTTACCTACAGGTACAAACTCGATGTCTGCTATTAGAGGAGACCTTCTTCTTTCAGCACCTACAAAACTTGTTGGTGTAGATGGAAGTTCATTCCTATCAGGGGCTGTACTAGAGCGTAGGCGCATGGCAATCACCCCTGAGTTTGACACTGAGAGTGTGTCGGGTATGGTTCTGTTGTTTGATGGATCTTCTAAAGCCAATATTAAGTATGATGGTGTAGATAAGGTTGGGGAGGCAGTTGATTTTACAGCTAGACCTGCAATACCTTTTGATACTACCCTAGATTATAAAGCGGATGTTAGGATTAATGGTCGCTTCTTAAACTACAGGATTGAAAGCCAGTCAAATGAAACAACCCTTGATTGGAATCTCACAGGATATCAAATTCAAATAAGTAAGGGAGGTCGCAGGTAATGTCTATTATCCGACCACCCTATACCGGAGACCCTGTTTTAGATTCTTGGACAAATCAAATAACACAAGCCCTTAATATGGGACTCCTACCAGGTGTTAACGCAAGTGGTGCTGGAATAGGTGGGGGTACGGGGTCAGATGGTGCCAATGGTAACATAACTCTGTTCCTATACAAACGCACAACTAATGACACTGTTCCACCTGCACCTAGTTCTGTGACTTATGACTACTCCAACTTGGATAATGTAACAATAACATCAAACAATGGGTGGACAGGGACTGTACCATCAGATGATGCTAGTTACCTATGGGTTACATTTAGGTATGTGTCTGAAACTGAGGGTACCATAACGAGTTCGAACACTTGGCAAACCCCCGTTATTCTTTCACAGGATGGGTCTTCTGCTTTGAGTGTATATATAACTACAGACTCTGGGACGGTGTTTAAGAATGCCGTGGGTACCCCAAAGACATTAACGGCTAATGTTAATCTTGGAGGTGTAACCCCAACAACTACAGACTATAATGGTTATGATTATGACTGGACCTATGAAGGTAATACTATTTGCCTAACCAATGATGGGAGTAGGACTGTCCTCTCAACCAATGGAGTACCTAATACCGTAAATGGTTCTGGGGTTTGTGCCATTGGTGTTCCAGCAAACTCAGAAGATTCGGCTGCGATAACTGCATCTTTAAACACAGGAGTTCTTAGACGTATTGTGCTAGGTCCTGAGGATGTAACAACACAAGTAAGATTAGCAGTTTCTGTTAAAATAGGAGAATAATATGGCACGGGTAGCCTCTAATGAAATTACAATTACCGATATTTCGGACGGTACAAATCCGATTACAGCGTTCACAACTAACGCTAACCACACATTTGCTGCTGCAGCTAATGGTACAGTCTCTAACGTTGCTGGATTTACATCTACCTTAATTGTATTCGTAGGTCAAACACAAGCATCTTATGTCGCTACCATTGGCTCTACACCAGAAACATTTTCAATCACCAATATAGCATACGTAGGTTCATCAACTGGTTGGGGAACCCCATCTAACGCTAGTGGTACTATTACAATCCCATCTGTTTCAGCAACAGCTGCAATCAGTGTCACTCTACGACTAACATTCAGTGTGGTGCCAACATCTACAACAACACCTGTTACTGGTCTTACACAAGACATTACTTTGTCTATTGTTAAAGAGGGGGCTGGTGGTCAGGTTATTGAGATTGTACCATCATCACAGACCTTCTTTGCGAACTCCGCAGGTACTCTTAATGCTAGTCAGACTAATATTATTTTAGGTATTGAGTCTCAAGGTACTACAGGTAACATCACATTAGCTACTTCTATTAACGGTGCTGCATTCATTACTCAAACCACTACGAGCACTGCTCAAGGTGGTATTGCTTTCTACGATGCTGATACTTCGGGTACTGTGGAAACTACAGGTACCTTTCCAGTTACACAGAATGGTATTGCTCGCCTAGCTATTGCTCAAACAAACTTAGGGAATACTGGTAATACGTTAACAGTTAAAGTAACAGGTGCCACTGGTGGTTCAGATGCTCTTACTGTGTTTAAAGTTCAAGAAGGTGCGGCTGGTACTGGTGCTATTATCGTGTCGGTAACATCTAGTGACGGGACGGTGTTTAAAAATAGTGCAGGAACAGCTAAGACTTTGACAGCCAATGTAACAGATGTTGATACGGGTGTTGCACCAAGCACAAGTGTAACATACACCTGGACACGGGCCAATGGTGCAGCAGTTCGTGTTACCTCCATATCTGATCGGACTGTCATTTCAACAGGTGGTGTGTTAGCCTCAGGTACAGGATTTCCAGACATTATTGTAGGGGCTGAAGATGTAACAACACAAGAGCGTTTCGGAGTCTCTGTAAGTGTAGCCGATTCTTAAAGGAGAATAAATATGCCAAGAGTAGCATCAGACGAAATTACAATAATGGACATAACAGATGGAGACCCAGCTCCTCGTCTTGCTTCACGGCGTCTCTTTAAAGCTTTAACAAATGTGCCTCAGACCCCCCAAGCTACTATTACATGGGCAACAAATGCTTTATCTAGTATCGAAACTGGGTGGTCTGAGACATCCCCAACACAACAAGCGGCTTCAGATACTATCGTCTATTTCTCGGATCTTTTATTCTCAGACACAACAGGTACAGCAACAGAAACAACAGCAACTGGTACCTCACCACTCCCTGTGACTTCTTTCTCAGGGCTAGTTACGTTTTCAAGTGGTAACTTCTCAAAAGATGGTTCTGCTATTACAGATATTGATGGTGGTAATATAACTACAGGTTCTATTTCAGGTAGTCCTTCTGGGGTGAATCCCCCATCAGCAGGTAGTGCACCCACTGGTACTGAAGATGGCACGTCTTTAAACCTAACTGATGGTAACCTTACTATTGGTAACTCAACTAACTATATCAGTTGGGATGGAACGGAACTTAAAGTCCAAGGGGAGATTGTCAACATTACAAAACCGCACTTAGCTGGACTAGCAGGTGATTGGTTTTGTATCTCAGATTCTGTCACAGACCTAAGCACTGTCCTTCCGTTTAGTCTGAACGGGGCAGGTCTGTACCGTATGATAATGGTAGGTGGTGGTGGTGGTGCCAGTGCAGCCTATACAAACCTTTTTGGACGCAGAGGTGTTTCTGGTGGTGGTGCAGGTGCGTTAGCAGTGTGGACATTTTTATGGAATGGAACATCAGCTATCCGCGTGATCATCGGTCATGGTGGCGCTGGTAAAATTCACACCACAGATGGAAGTGGTGGTGGAGCATCATCTTTTATGGTAGATGGGGTAACCACGATCACTACAAATGGTGGGGGTGGTGGAGACCGAGGTGACTCTATCCTTACACCAGGTGGTTCTGGCGGAGATATTACATTTGCTACAAACCCTGACCCTGGTATGTATGACCTTGAAACACGGTATGGTGGTCGTGGTGGTAACTCGACTGTCTCTGGTGGTAGTACATCTCATGGTAGTGCTGGCGGTGGTGGAGTTAACTTCCTTGGAGTTGGCAATAGTACAGACCAGACTATTACCCGTGGCGGTGACTTTGTTGCTGCAACCTCAAATGATTCCGCTGCGACTGCTGGTGGTGGTCCACAAGGTAAAGGTGGTGACATCAACAGCATGGGAGGTGACCGCTTTTCATACGCAGCTGTATACGCTGCTCAAGGTAGTTTTAGTGGGTCTACTACTGGCGCAGGTATAACATATGAGCCTGTTGTGGGGAATGTAATTTCTACCCCCTATTTAGGTTCTGCACCACTTGGTCGTACTTATGCTGGAACCACTGATGACGAAGGTGTTGGACCCCCCGATGCTTCAGGTATTTTGGGTGGTGGCGGTGTTCTCAGAACTACTGTGGGGACTACTGCGCAAGCGTCTAAGCAATCACATGCGCCTAGCGGTTTTTTATTTGGTGGTGGTGGTGGCGGATCAGCTGTTGCTCAGCTTGGTAATGAAGACCTTGCTGAAATAACAGGTGGTAATGGAGGAATCGGGGCTGGCGGCGGTGGTGGCTTCGGATTAACTTCACGTGGTGGTAATGGTGGTGGCGGAGCACTATTCGTACTCAGACTTTAGAGGCAGTTGAATCTACTACTCACAAGATACCCTATTCTTTGACAAGTATAGGAAGTTATAATGGAAAAACGTAAATGATAAGACTATTAAGTGGCCCGGAGTTGGCAGACAAGTGGCATAAGTTAAGGCCCTTAATCGATCAAGCATTAGAACATGGAGGAGGAGCTGTGACATCTCACGGACTCTTCCTCCAATGCTTAGGTGCTGTGGGACAATGTTGGATTAGACATGAAGGTGAGGTATGTATTACCCGCTTTGAAGAAATAGAAGGTAAGAGACAACTATCCGTCATTGCCTGCACATCACCTGGTTTGTTAGAATTCCTACCAGAGTGCATGAATATATTTGAGGATTTCGCACGTTTCAATGATTGCAAAAGGACTGTAGTCTATGGGCGCAAAGGTTGGGCACGTGCCCTTAAAGAATACGGATACTGTGAGACGTTCATAACGCTCACTAAGGAGGTTTAATATGGCTACGACAACAACAACATCAGGTCTTCCTGACTATGCTCAACCCTATGTAGAGGATGCTTTAGCAAATGCTACTGATCTTTACAATGTAGGAGCTATGGATAACGTTGCGGCGTTAACACCAGAACAGCTTGCTGCACTAGAGAAACAAAAGACACTTGGGGGTACTGGTGGTATCTACGATCAGGTTGCCGCAGACAGTTACGGAGCTACCCAAGCGTACCGAGATGCTGCTGCTGGTACTGGTTTGTTTGGAGCTGATGCTTTAGGTAAGCAAATGACTTCCATGCAAGGTAGTATTGGAACTGCGGTTGAAGGTTTGCTGGGGCAGCAGAAAGGTCAGTTCTCACGAGGTGGTAACCTTGGTGGTGCTCGTGCACAACAGTCTATGGATTCAGCTGCTATGAAAGTGGGTGGTGATATGGCAGCAGCTGAGCTTGCCAATCGTCGTGCATCTGCTTTGTCTGGAGCTGGTGGTGTGTTCGGAGCTGGTGCTGGTCTCCAAAGTCAATTCGGAGCTGGTGCTAATCTACTTGGGCAAGCTGGGTCAGCGATTCAGCAGCAGAATCAGAACGAAGGTGATGCAGCTTATCAGGGTATCCAACGATTGTTTGGTCTGTATGGATCTCCTGCTTTGGGAAGCAAAAGCACCCAAGTAGGTGGAGGTAAGTGATGAGACGTATAATACAAAAGTATAATGAAGGTAGTCCTGGTGCAGTTGGTCCTGCAGTGGCAACAGGTATACCTCAAGGTGGTCATGCAGCTGCAGCTATTCAAAGTTACCTAAGTGGTCAGACAGCTGGTCCACTATCTTACACCGCTGGGCAGTCTGCTATACCTGATTACAGAGCACTCGCGGCTATAGAGAAAAAGAGACGGTTAGCGGAACAGGCTGCTGGTACTGCTGGTACCACTGGTGCTAGTGCCGTAGTGGATGGTAATACAGAACATTCGGATATGATGGATGATAGTTCTGGTCAGATTGAAACTCTTGGTGGTGGTGTTATTAACTATAGCAACGCGGGAGAGAAACAACACGCAGAGAATATTGCTAAGATTATAGCAGACGGTGGTATCAACGAAAAAACTGGACAACCTAATATTTCCTCTGGTCCTAATGTACTCTCAGCGAGTGATGTTGGTCTGTTTGGGATAGGTGATACTTACGGTCAACAGTTTCAAGAAAACTATGATGCCCAGTCTGTTCACGCAGCAAACAACCCCGAATTCGGTCAATCCACTGGTACACCTTTGTCTGAGCAAGGGTTTTATGATAATTTCATTACGGACTATCTTAACAACAGTATGGTAGGTACAGTAGGTAAGTATTTCACAGGTAACGAAATGTTCCCTGGATTGTTACCTCCCGACTCTGAGGTGGGGGAAGGTGAAACCTATATGGAACAACTAGATGCCTTTGGTGGTGCAGGACCAGTTATACAATCTGACAATTCCAAAGTAGATTATACACCAACTGTAACCCTCGACACAAGTGGCGGAACTCAAACAGCCAATGGCCTCACATTTAACAACACTTACACTGGTGGGTACGTAGATCAAAATATCGGAAGTGGCGGGAAGGCCCAACAACGTGCGGAGCAAGCTGCCCAAAGAATAAAAAATGCTGAAAAGGCTGCTGGAATTGCATTGTATGGCAGTGAGCAGGCATGGCTTAACGCTACGAATGGTGGTAGGAATATGGGTGGCCCCATAGGTCCTCGTGTTCAAAGCTACAACAACGGAAGCATCGGCGGTGTAGCAGTGGCTAAATCAGGTCTACGTGAAGATGAGATACGTCAGCGTCAGCTTATGCAGGCACGGATGCCACAGACAGAGGCAAGTCCTCTCTCAGATATCGGATCTAAACTTGCTATGGGTGCTATCGATAAAGGTATTGGATCTGCAGCTTCTTCTATGGCAGCTAAGGAAGGTCTCGTAGGCACTCTTGGAACCGCTTTAGGTGGGAGTGCCGCTACTGGTGCCGCCACTGGTGCTGCTGGTACAGGGTTAATGGCAGCCCTTGGACCTATCGGTATTGGTATCGGCCTAGGTAAACTGTTTGGACTATTTAACGATGGGGGTAAGGTCCCTTGCTCTTGTGGCAAAACATCTTGCAAATGTGCAAAAGAAATGAAGTCACCACTATCAGGAGAATGATATGATCGATAAAACAGATCCAACTAATAGGGATACTGTACCTGCGATGCTAACACCTGGGGAATTTGTCCTCAACAAGGAAGCATCAACTATGTTTGCTCCTGTGATAGAGCAAATGAATGCCGCAGGTTTACAGCATCGTGCAATGAAAAACATGGGTGGTGGTATTCCAACTTATAATAAGGGTGGTGATGTTAAACCCTCTCTTCAGCAAGGTATCGCAGAGGCAGCTGCAGCCCTTGGGGTAGATCCTATAGATCTTGCAACAATTATATCCTATGAAACTGCAGGTACCTTAAGTCCAACTCAAAAAGGACCTACTACAAAATGGGGGCAGCATCGTGGATATATTCAGTTTGGTGAACCTCAAGCTAAAGAGTATGGGGTAGACTTCTCCTCTGAAGATAGTGCTATGTCATCTCAGCTTGGAGCAAATGGTGCTATCGTTAAGTACTTCAAGGCTCATGGGTTTAAACCAGGGATGGGTCTTATGGATCTATACTCTATTGTAAATGCTGGTGGTCCTGGGAGGTACAACTGGTCTGATGAAAAGGCTGGTGGTGCTAAGGGTACTGTGGCTGATAAAGTAATTGAACAGATGCCAGCCCATAGGGATAAGGCAATTAAACTCTTAGGTGTTAACTTTGCACCTGAAACATCTGTTCGTCCACAATCTCGTGGAGATGTTCCTCCCCAAGCAACACCACAACTCACAGCCCAAGCAAATCCAATTGCTGTTGAACAGGCAATCATGCAAGCTAGTGTACCACAGGTACAAGCAGCACCCCCAGTACCTACAGACTTCGGTGAAGCCTTCAAAGACGCACGAGCTGACATGGGAGCGGGAGGTATCTTTACCTTTCGTGGTCGTGATTATAATACTGATTATGCTGAAGAAGATAAGACGATGACTGCTAACATGGGTGGTTCTGTTTATCTCAATATGGGAGGTTACCCACAAGAGCACTTAGATAATTATCGTAAAGCTATAATGGCTAACATGGGTCCGGAGTACTTAGCTAGAATAGAGAAAATGGGAGGCATAGACGCTGTTCGTGAACTGCAAGCGCAAGTTCGTCCAGACTATACACCAGGTAATGTAGAGGGAAACTTTGCTTCATTTGACGATCCTGCTTTAAAGGCTAGATCAGACGGGGAGATTGATTTAAGATTGTCAGATCGAATGCTAGATAAAAACTTATATTTATCACAACCTGGCACTGGTATGACAACAGAAAAATCTATGGCTAAGCGTAAGAACCTTGCGTCTAATAGTTATGTACCGATGCCAGAAGTGAACAGTGATGAGTCATTACTTCAAGGTTCTTCCGGAAGCGTTGCGAGTGCTGCTCGTTCTTTCCC